GATCCATATAAATACTTAGATGATTGTCAAAAATTAGCATCAGTAGTTATTGATAATAATTTACCTAAAACAATATCTGAAAAAAGTTGTCTTAAAAATAATAAATTAAATTCTTAAATTTTAGAAAATACTATTTAAGTATTTTCTAAAAATATACAATTTTATTATGTAACTTAAAAGTATTTTATATAAAAAAGAACATAATGAAACATTTTATAAAATTATTAATATTTTAGAATTAGTTAATAAAAATATTATAACAAATAAATATATTTTTTAAATTATTATAATTTATTAACTAATTAATTCAAGATGAATAGCCACAACTCCAAATTCAGCCTCTTCTTCTTTTGTAAAATATTTAAAATAAACACTCAATCCATGTTCTAAAGTTGGCATTCCAGGAAGACATTTATCAAGTCCTTCAGTTTCTAAATATTCTGCAAAAGTTTTATATTCTGCTTTTCCTGTAATTTTTGTTAAACATTGTCTTTTTAAAAAATTTTCGTTTGTCCATTCAACAATATCACCAACACGCATTTCTTTAAATTTACCTTTATTCTTCCGTCCTTCTACTGTTTTTAGTCCAAGACTAATTAAACTGAACCATGGTTCTGATAAATTCTCACTATAATCTATTCTACTTATTTTATTATTATTAATATTTAATTTATTTTTAAATCTTTTTTTCATTTTTTTACCATTACCAACTTGTCCTATATTTTTAAGTTCTAAATACTTAGTCTTGTATTTTATATATTTATCTTTATAGTCCATATATGATATAAAATAAATTATTTAAAAAATTTGTATTAATTTTTTGAAATTAAAATTTAAGTTATGTAAATATAGTATATTATTATGAATGATATAGAAAAAATAATAACTCACCTAATAAGCCTACTAACCATTAAAAATATAATTAAATCATAATTATTAATAATAATTATGATTTAATTATAGTATTTATACATACAAATATTATATTATTAAACTTATTCTATAGATAAAAACATTTAAACATCAATTATATTTCATTTTTCAATTATATTTAATTTTGTTAATCCATTTTTTAGCATATAATATTGGATTTTTAGTTATGATATCAGTATATATTCTTTCATCGGTAATAATGTTTTCATCAATAGTTTCGAGTAAGTCAGATGTAAAAATAAAATATAAGTTTTTATCTAATGGTATCATATCATTAATTGAAGCATAACCTGATGTATGTTCTCCAAAAAATTTACAATTACTTCTACCCTTAAAAATACTTGCTATTATTTCACCACTTGATGCTGTTTCTTTACTAATAATAATAGCACATGGATATGATATATCATTAAATATATACGATTGATTATAATTAATTTTTCCATTATCAAGATTAACCCATTTTTTTTGTTTAATAGTTATCTTTTTTTTAGTAAAGGCAAACAATGATGTATTACCTAATAATGGATATAAACTTTCAATTGCGGGATTCATATCTCCCCCATGATGTTTAGATAAATCAATTATTATTCCTGATAATCCATTTTTAACCCATTTATCATAATTTTTTTTAACAATATTTACAATTTCTATTCTATTTTTTTTTTCTTCTAATTTATTAAATGATCTTTCATATGAATAAAATTTAATTCGTCCTATTTTATTATTTTTATCCCAATAAAATGAAGGTAATTTATTTTTTATTTTTCTAATATTTGATTTATTATTATTATCGTTATATATAATAAAACTATGAAAATGATAAGATTGAACATAATTATTTAAAAATTGTATAACTTTATTATTCATTTGATTATCCAATATATTATTAAATTTTAATGGTATATTTATTTTTTCCCATTTTTTAACATATGACGGAATACCATATTTTTTTATAATTGTATCTATTTTTTTAGTATATTTAACTAAATCCATTATTATAATTATATATTATATTTTATAAAATATAAAATATAATATATAATTATATGATTAATATATTTTTGTATTGTATTTTTATTCAATATTAATTATTAAATTTAATAATTAATATTATAATTTTTTATATATAATATACTATATTTTTTGGTATTGTATCAATATATTCATACTCTTTATTTATTTTTAATTCTTCTAATTTTGGTAATTTTGAAAAATTTATTTTTTGATTAAAATCACTTCCAAATATTAAATGAGTTATTTATTGTGGTAAATTATTTACTGATTAATTAAATCCTGATAAATATGTAAATGTTAAATGAGTTATTGATTGGGGTAATTTATCTACTGATTGATTAAAATCATCATCAATTTCAATATATTTTATATTTATATATTCTTTTGTTTGTTTTATTGAACTAACATTAAATATATTTATTATTTTTATCTTTATTATATTTTACTTTTGTTCTATCAAAATATAAATTATAAAAATATATATTATCTATTATTTCTTTTATTTCTTTATTTAATAATCTTATTGATTTTATATCTTTCCATTTTAAATATTTTATTATTTCTATGAATATGTCTTTATATAGCGTTTTTATTTAATATTAATTATTATACTTAATAATTAATATTATTAATTTTTTATAAATAAATTATTTTTATATTTATTGGTACTGTATATTCATAATTGTAATTTATATCTATTGTTAATTCTTTTAATTTTGGTAATTTTGAAAAATTTATTTTTTTATTAAACTCTTTTTTAAATGTTAAATGGGTTATTGATTGTGGTAATTTATCTACTGGTTTAATAAAATTAAATATTCTTTTAATTATATCAAAATTGTATTTAATTTTATCTAAATTAAAATACATTACATTAAAATATATATATACTTAATTATAATAATTAATCTTCATTTCAGAGGTTCGCCTTTTGATATGTAGATTAATTTATTTGTTAAAACACTGTAACTTTTGTTGCAAACTAAAAATAATAAATTAAACTTGTTTTTAATGTAATTTGATTATCGTGTAATCTGTTTATGGATTCATCATTTTCTGAAGAACTTCCATAAACTCTGGTTCTTCACCATAGTTCCCAATCTTCTTGATAACTTTGACATCAAGTGATGTTCCAAACATGACACAACGCTCTGGATTACTACAATTCTTACTAAAGAACAATCCATTGTGAGTGAGTCCAACAATCGGAATATTCTCAGTATCGGTAGTAGTTGGGAAACCTTCAACCGTCGCCGTAGTGGTGTCTGAAAGCATGATGAGGAACACAATCCAATCATGCAACCAAAACTGATGATATCCAAGACTCAAAAAATCTTGGTAAATCTTCTTCAATGTAGCATGAAGACTACTCTCAGATGATGAATCTGATGACACAATGTATGTGTCTGGTTTCACAAGAGTAGTATCAGTTCGTGTCGCTCCAGAATGAACGAAACTCATCTTCTGATAACACTCACGGAAAAGATAAGTAATAGCACCAGCATAAGTCTTACCATCAGTAGTACGAGGATTGTAAGATGCACGAGCATTCGGCTTGTCTGCCTCATCAGAGTTGTCAATCACTGTACAACCCTGAAAAACTGCATAAACAAGATGCTCCATGAACCAATTACGATACTCACTGGAAAGTAGTTCAAGGATTGGATTCCATGAAGCACAGACCAGTAGGTAAAACTTACAATCACCAATAGCATTCATCAGGTTACAAATTCGTTGATTGCTAAAATTCACCATAGAACACTTCCTAAGTTCATCAGATGTCATTGACTTAATCACTGACTCAATAAACTCAGAAGTGTGAGTGACTGCAAGAGAACCCTTACTATCCTTGTAAGTTCCGTCATCAGACTTCACATAATATGTAGTAGGATGACTAGTAAGAATGGTGATCTGACTCTGTCCAGTTGGATTGAACCACTTGACTGCATCATCACCATAACAATGCTTCAGTGTATAAAGAAGTAGGGTTGTACGAAGATCAACCTCAGTATCATTAACCTTAAAGGAAATAGTATCTGATACGATGATAACTACATTGAAACTTTGCTTCTTCGCCAAATTAATCAATCCCATAATGTATGCCAAATCATCACCATCCTTGAAAGGATCACTAACACACACGATAGTAGATTCAGATAGCAATGCCTTAGACCGCTGATGAATTGCATTAATAACTTGAGTAGTCTTAGTAAGATCAGCCATACGAATGCGTTTCTGCTCAGCCATTTGAAGTTTGTAGAACTGACCCTTCAGACAAGTATTCAACACGTGTTGAAAAACTAATATTTTTATAATAGAGTATTCAATAATTTAAAAATTCAATTTTTTTATTATATAATAGGTCCTTATTTATAAAATTATATATATATATATATTGACTTAAAATATATATAATTTTATTATTTAACAACATATATTATTTTTTTATTATTCATTATATTTATATCTATTAATCTATCCTTTTTTCTGTCTTTTTCTTTATATAAATTTATGTTTCTCCTAATTATATCATAAATTAATATATATCCTTGAGAACCTCTATAATATGCACTTGTTATTGCTCTATATATTTCTTAACCTGCGGTATCCTATAATTGAGCCTTAATTATTTTATTATTAATTTCTATATTTTTAACATAAAATTCTACTCCTATTGTGGTTTTATTATCTAAAATAAATATATTATTTACATATTTCATTAATAAATTTGATTTTCCTACCCCACAATCTCCTACTGTAACTACTTTTAATAAATAATCATATTCATTATTTTTATAAATTAAAAAATATTATTAAAAAATAATATTATTAAATTTCATCTACTATAATATCTTCTTATTCATTATTTTGTCCTCGTGTATCGTTTGGAACTGTAATGTTTGGAACTATAATATCATGTACTACATTGGACATTTTATTAATCACTTGATTAATCAAATGTCCTCGTGTATCGTTTGGAATTGTAATATCATGTACTACATTGGACATTTGATTAATCCCTTGATTAATAATCCCTAGATTAATCAATAGTATAATGTAGTTCAAGTTATCACCATTCTTATCACTATAGCGTGTCTGCTCATCCATTTTTTGAAGTTTGTAAAACTGACCCTTGACTTAATCTGTCTGGTAAAAAGCCTACCAGACAAGTATTCAACACGTGTTGAAAAACTAATCTTTTTATAATAGAGTATTCAATAATTTAAAAATTCAATTTTTTATTATATAATAGGTCCTTATTTATAAAATTATATATATATATTGACTTAAAATATATATATAATTTTATTATTTAACAACATTTTTTATTATTTTTATTATAATTTTCATATATTATTTTTTTATTATTCATTATATTTATATCTATTAATCTATCCTTTTTATCATTTTCTGTTTTTTCTTTATGTAAATTATTGTAAATATCTTTAATTATTTCTTCAAATGCATTATTTACATTTGTTGAATCTAATGCTGATGTTTCTATAAATAATAAATTATTTTCTTTTGCAAATATCTTTGCTTCTTCTGTTGATATACTTCTTAAGTTTTTTAAATCTGATTTATTTCCTACTAATATAATTGGTATATGTTTATAATCTACATTATCATTTATTTCTATTAACCATTTTTTAATATTATCATATGTTTCTCTTCTAGTTATATCATAAACTAATATACACCCTTGAGAACCTCTATAATATGCATTTGTTATTGCTCTATATCTTTCTTGACCTCCAGTATCCCATAATTGAACCTTAATTATTTTATCATTAATTTCTATATTTTTAACATAAAATTCTACTCCTATTGTAGTTTTATTATCTAAAATAAATATATTATTTACATATTTCATTAATAAATTTGATTTTCCTACCCCACAATCTCCTACTGTAACTACTTTGAATAAATAATCATATTCATTATTTTTTAATTTTTCCATATGTATTTACTATATTTTATTTTTATAAATTAAATAATATTATTAAATTTCATCTACTATAACATCTTCTTCTTCATTAATTTCTGTTAGTGTTTTGTTTGGAACTATAATTCTATGTTTTGAAATTATTTGTTTAGTTGTTTCTACACTATAATAATCAATATAATGAATATATGGTTCAATCTTAAACCATAATTCGTTAGTAATATCTATTTTAATAAAATTGTCATGACAACCATTCTCAAAATTAGATATTTCATCAATAAATCTACTTGTTTTCATACATTCTGTAGAAATATAAGAATAATAAACCATAAATTTTCCACAAATTATTTGATTTCCTTCTTTTTCATTCTGATAGTTTGGTTCTATACATATACCAATATGTTTTCCATTTTTACTAATTACTACATATACAATCTTTCCTAGTCCTTTTCCATTTTCATAATTTTTCTTATATAACTCATATGTTTGTTCAAGTTCAGTAGATGTCATGTAATTCTTTCCAAAATTAGATTTTTCACTAAAATACCTACCTGTACTAATGTAGCCTGGTGTTGTTAATGTTTTTTATTTATCAAGTGGTATATACTGTTCATATAGTTTTCTAATATAATCAACTGTTTCACGGTTTGAATTAACATAAATATTGTATCCAACTGCTAATATAACAGTTCTCTTTAATTTTATTACTGGTTTCTCTTTTATTAGTTTTACTTGTCCTTTGTTAGTTTTTTTTTTGTGCCTTGTATGGATTTTCTTTTTTTGACATTTGTTTGAAAGTGTCTTACTTTTAATATCTATAATAATATAATATTCAAAAAGTTTATTTTTCAATTTTTATTTAAAAATTTTAACTACTTACTATTTTCTTATAACTTAATTGTTGTAATACACTATGTGCCATTTTTTCAGATAATTTCTTCTTTTTTTCTACTGTATCTAATAATCCATTTCTTTCTGCCCATGTTATATATGAATGACGAATTATATCAACACTTATTTTTTTATTTTTATTCCTAAATATTGAATTTAATTTCATTATTAAACCTTTATCTGATATATTAAATAATGAACCATTTATTTTATATTTATCTATGTATTCTTTTAATATATTATTTAATTTATTATTTATTTTAAAATGTTGTTGTTTATAATATATTTTACCATCTTTCTGTATTGATTTTGTTTTATAATTATTAAATATTATAATATTTTTATCATAAACATAATAATTCTTTTTATCATATTCTTCTGTTAAATTCTTATTTATTATGTAATTATCTCTAATAACATACATCTCTGAATAATCTAAAATTCTTCTTGGAGGAAATTCTATATATAATGATAATATTACATATTTTATATAATTATTCTTTGATTGTTCTCTATTTTTTTTTAATTCTTCATATATTTTTAATATTTCTTCCCATTCTAAATATGAATCTTCCTGTTTTTTTGATAATTTATTTTTATCTATTTCTTTTTGTTGTTTTTTTGTTATTTTTGTTATCATTTTGGATATATCATTATTATTTTCTTTATTAATAGAATTCTTTTTATTATTCCATAATATAGCCATTAAATATAATTTTATAGATGAATCACTTAAATTTTGTGTTTTAAAAACCTCCATTATTTTTTTTAAATTATCATTAGTATTTACTCCCATTTTATCTAATTTTGTTAATCTTTCTATATATATTTTCTCTGTTTTTTCACTTATAACCATCTATAAATTTTATAGAATACATTTTTTTAATTTATTTGCAAAACAAATAAATTAAAATTATTATTTTTTTCTTATTTCCATTTCTCTTTTTAATTGTCTTAATTTAAATGTATGTGATATATGTTTATACTCTGAATAATATAAATCTATTAGTCTCTCACATTTTATAGTTCCATCATTATCACTATAATATATATTCTTTATTTTATAACCCTTAATTTTCATCATATGCTCTAAACATTTTGAACATGGTTTTGAATCTTTTAACTTTAATTGTGTTACTCTTATTACTATGATATCTATATTCTTTATCCTTTTTGAATTATTTGGAGGTAATTTATATATTGCATCAGTTTCTGCATGACAACTATATGTACATCCTGAATATAATTCTCTCTCTGAATTTACTCCTGTTGATATTACATTATCACCTTTAATTATACAACATATATGTAAATATGGAAATGTTGATTTTTTTTGATTAATTTTCAATCGCTTAATATGCATATTATTTATTATTTCTTCATAATGTTGCATTTATTTAATATATTTAATTAATTTTTATTTATATTTTTATATTCAATTTTTTATATACATAAATTACTAAGTATAATATTCATTTTACAACTGAGAAAAATATTTTTCAATTATTGTTGATAAAAATTCCATCCAAATGTTAAATGAAAAATTAAAAACGATACTTTTTAATTTTACCCTTAAAATAAATAATTTTGCAAAGCAAAATTATTTATTTTTTTAAGTGATTTATTGATTGAGGTAATTTATCTAATTAATACTTTTATATTTTTTGGTATCGTATCAATATATTCATACTCTTTATCTATTGTTAATTCTTCTAAT